GTTGCTAATATAGTCTATTTATTTAATAAATGGTTATATTTGTTTTATGTTATTAACTAAACTATTTGGCAAAGCTAAAAACTACACTAGTGACATACTAGATAGTAAATCAAAAAAACAAAGATTAGATACTTGTAAGTCATGTTCTAAATACAGAAAAGACTTTACATTTTTACTTATATTTAAAAAAAAGAATATACCTCAATGTGGTATCTGTAAATGTGCTATTAATGATAAAATAATATGGGAGGATGAGAAATGCCCTAAACAATTATGGTAGACTTTGACGTAAACGAGAATTTAAATAACATAACACAAGAACAAAGAGATAATATAAAAGAAGCTATTAAAAAGGTGCTAGGTAAGATGCGACCTGATTCAATAAGCTTAGATTATTTATTTCAAATGTTTAAAGATAATATTGATCCAAAATTTGATGGTAGATGTGGAAAATGCAAAAAAAGAGTTATAGGCTATTGGAGTCAGAGATTAAGGAGTTGGGAGATGTATTAACACATACTTTATACTCTGTAATAGATAAGGCTTTAGATAGTAGACACGCAATTACAATACTACTAGATAAGGGTTTAATTAATGAAACAGCTATTAGAGATATAGCGGTGATTAATGACTTTGATACTATGTATAAAAATCCATTAGCTAAGAATATGGATATATATTACAACCTATCTGTAAAGTATGATTTATCAGTAAATCACATCAGGAGAATAATAAGAGATAGATAACTATTTTAAGGAGGTAGTTTAATTGGGGTAGCTTAACGGTTACCCTTTTTTTTGTCCATAATATAAACATTATGTTAAACAGATTATTGTAATCATTGCATAGATGAAATGGTATAACGTAAAAAATTCTATTAATAATCTTTCAATCTCTATTGATGAGGAGATAGGCTCTTTTGGTGTTAATGCTAAAGACTTCATAGAAGAGGTACAAAGCAACGGATCAAAAAACATTGAGTTAACTATAAATAGCGGTGGTGGTTCTGTATTTGAAGCTTTCGCAATTTATGACTATCTAAAAACATCTAATCTAAATGTAAATGTTAAAATAGTAGGTGTTGCTGCATCTGCTGCATCTGTTTTAGCTCTTGCTGGTGATACTTTACCAACAATGACAGAAAACAGTGTAATAATGATACATAACGCTTGGATGCCTGTAATAAGTATGCAAGGTATGAACAGCGATGAGATTAGAGATTACCAGGAGGAACTAGAGAAAGATGCTAAGTTAATGGACTCTTTAAATTTAAAGATTGCTAAGATTTATTCTAATGCTACTGGATTAGATTTAGAGAAAGTTCAAAAGATGATGAGTGAAGAAACTTGGATATTTTCAGAGGAGGCTTTGGAATTAGGTTTTGTTAGCGAAGTTAAAGAGGGTAAGAAAATAGCAGCTTTTGCAAGTGCTAAAGACTTGGCTAAAATGGGGTATAAAAACACTCCATCCAATTATGTAAATCAATTAAATAACGTGAATATGTCAGAGAAAAATGAGTCTATTTTAGACAAGTTAAAAGCTCTAATCTCAAACGAGGGTGCTAAAGAAGTATCTAAAGAGATTGAAGAGCCAAAAGACGCTCTTGATATTGACGCTTTAAANGCTGAATTATCGGCTAGTATTAAAGCTGAATTATCAGAAGAGTTAGAATTAGTTAAAGCTGAAAAGTTAGAACTAGAANCAAAGTTAGAAGCTGAGAAAGCTGAGGTTTTAGCTAAAGCCGATGAGGTTGAGTTAGCTAAGAAAGAAGTAGAGAAAGCTAAAGCTAGTAGAGATGTATCAGAGGCTAAAGCTGATGTTACTGAGGAAATTAAGAAAGAAGTTATCGTAGATGAGTTAGGTAGTGCTATCATCAACGTGTTAAAATCAATGCACTAGAAACTAAATTATTTAAAAAAGAATGGCAAATTTTATTACACAATCAATTTCTAGTACGTATAGCGGAAAGGAATTTACAGANATNTTATTCGCTCCACAAGAGGGATCGGATGATTTACAAGGAATTAGAGTAATTCCAAACATTAAAGTTAAGGCTAANATGTACCTTAATTCAACTTTAACTAAGATTGTACGATCGTACTCTACTTGTGGTTTTTCTGCTACTGGTGGTGTTACTGATGTATCTGATAGAACTTTAGAAGTATCTAAATTAAAGGTAAACCTCGAGGAGTGTGGAGCTGCATTTTTTGGTACTATCTATGAAGAGTTTTACGGTGCTGGTACTGCTATTGATGACTTACTACCTACTGTAGTTGGTGAAATCGCTAGAAAGAGAGTTGCTGAGGGTATTGCTGATGATAACGGGCGTTTAGCTTGGTTTGCTGCTTCATCTGCTGCATCTGCTGATTATAACCAATTTGATGGACTTGTTCAGCACTTTGTAACAGATTCAGCTCAATTAGGTCAGTATGTTGAGATGACTGCAATCGCTAACGTAGAAGATACTAACGGGGTTTTAGTTGCTGATGGAGCTTATGAGCTTTTAAAGTCTGCATACGAAAACCAGTCTAAAGTATTAAGACAAATGCCAAACGCTTCTAAGTCTTTTAGAGTTACTGCTACAATCGTAGATAACTTAATGACTACTTTTGAGCAATTAGGAACAGGGAACGCTTTAGGATTATCTATGTTNAAAGANGGTCAAGCTTTGACTTTTAGAGGTATTCCAGTTGTAGAAATTACTGGATGGGATACTCAANTAGCTGATGCTGCTAACCCTAACTCAGGTGGTTTAGGTGCTGATATTGGTGCTAACATGATGGTTTATACTGTTAACGATAACTTAGTATTAGGTACTGATGTTAACGATCCATCTGCTCAATTGAAATTCAGAAGTAATGATGACGATGATGAATTACTAAAAATTATTGCTAAGTACAAAATGGGTACTCAGTTTGTTTTTGGAGAATTAATCTCTTTCTACTTCTAAGAAATAAAAGCCCCTCCTTAGTGGGGGGTATTTTTTAACTTATAATATTTAAAAAAAATGGCAGAAATTACAACAGATATTCTATTAGCTTGTGCTGATGAGAATAGAAGAGGTGGTATAAAGTCCGTTTATGTTATTAATAAAGATGACATAACTAGCTTTACAGCTTCTACGGTTGCTGGAGAATACGCTTACACAGCGGTTACTTTATCTAGCACAGACGATAAATTTTACGAAATTGAAGGAGAATTAGAGGGTAAATCTTATTCTAGTGAGGGATCAAGAGAAAACGGTTCTATAGCATACGAAACTACTTTAGAGGTGTTTTGTCCTAAAATGGAAAAGACTAAAGCTTTTGGAATTAACGAATATGTTGAGTCTTGTGGTTTAGTAGTAATCTTTGAAACTTATAACAAAGAAACAGCAGATAATAAAGCTTTTGTTTTAGGATTTGATGAGATTATGGGTAAAGATGCATCAGTTGATGCAATAGCTAACGAAGTATTAGAGGGTGAGTTACAAGGGCAAAACGGTTATACCGTTACATTTGCTGGTAAACAAGCTCAAATAGTAAGAGAATTTGTTGGAACAATAGTAACTAACAGTGGTGGTACTGTTTCTTTTGGTTCATAAAAACTTTGGCTTATAGTGGATAGTTACGAGAGTAACGAGGGGTATAACTTGATTGTTATACCCTTTTTTTGTTGTTAAAAACAAAGCCATTAAAACGGCTTTTAACGTTCTGTAATAACAACCCTAAAGGGCAGTTTATTACTTCACCGTTAGGCACAATTAAAACATACTGCCTTGAGTTACATTCTCAGCATTATACTTTCTCATAGCACAATCAAAAATATGTTTACCTACTTTTGGCTCTACGCTATTTCTAAGCAACAAAGCTCCGTTTATTCTTGGTATTGGCATTCCTAAATACCCGCTTAACTCTTCCTTGCTACTTCTACTTACATCTATATTTTTAACCTCTAAAGGGTCAATTTTAAAATTTGCCCAATATGGGTGCCTGCCTATCATTGCGTTTGGCTTTATCAAATAATCATAATAAGGAACTACATTTTCTATTGCCCAAAGACCCTTGCTCCAACTTTTCAATAGTATTATTTGTTGGTAAAGGCTCATTTCTGCATATCGCTTTTCTTTTTGCGAATAACAAAGCCTTGAATGACTAGGGCAAGGTGGAGAACTCCAAATAAAATCATAGTTTTTATAATTGTGTAGCAAAAACTGATGACTATCTGTTTTTATTACTTCATCATTTGGAAACTTATATTTGTATTCACTTGCTATATCGCTGTTTATTTCAATAGCTGTTATTTCGTGTTTATCACCCCAAAGAGCTCTATTCCCTCCTATTCCTGCATATAAATTTAATATCTTCATTTTTGTATCTTTATCTGTTAAATTAAAAGTTCCTAACAAGGTGTAAAAGGCATTAAAACGCCTCTTACACTAACCGTTATACAATATTAATAAATAAATACATAACTAAACATTTAACCGCTTATTTAAAATGATTATAAATAATAACTTTATTTTTATTATATTTAAACTATATGAAAAAATTTACTATAAAAGAAAGCTTTTTAGGTAAAAAAATTATGGGTAAAAATATTGGTGTAATTAATTTAACACTTAATACAACTCAGAAAGATTTAAAAAAGCTTAATAACAACGGTTTTGAACACATTTTAGACGTAGTAATAGATGAGCCAAAAGAAGATAAATAAGATAAAGGGTTCTACTGTTAAGCCTAAAGCTGATCCAGTTACTACTCCTATCATTGATAAGGAGAAAGAGCCAAATCAGGATATATTACAAAATTGGATTCCATTTTTTCAAGATTCCAATAATATCTATGTAAATGATTTAGCTAAAAGGGCTAGACGTTCAAGTACTCATAGTTCTATAATTAATCAAAAGATAACTTTTGCATTAGGTAAAGAGTTTCTTTTTAAAGTAGATGGTGAGGAGAAAACTTTTGAGGAGTTAGATAATGGCTTTCAAGACTGGTTTATGGAGGTTAACCCTGAAGGAGATACGCTTAGAGATGTGTTTAAAGAGCTTATGCAGTCTTTTGTAATTACTGGTAATTGTTACCCTCATGTTAAAAAAGTAGGTGATTACACCGCTTTATATTGTGAGGATGCTACAACGGTAAGAAAGTCTAAGGATAAGAAAAGAGCATACATTTCTAACTTTTGGAGAGATATTTTAAACAGTAACGCTCCGAGTAGTCAATACCCAATTAATAGTAAGCTTACTTTTTACGATGGAAGTCAAAAAAGTGAGTACTTATTACACATAATGAGAAAGTACCCTGAGTTTAATTACTATGGTTTACCTGATTATGTAGGTGCTTTAAATTGGATTGATATAGAATATAGAATACCTAAATACAATATTGATAAATTTGATAACGGTTTTTTTCCTAGTGTATTAATGCAAATGTTTGGCGAAGTACCTGACGGTATGAATGCACAAGAATACGTTAATAAGATTAAAGATACTTATGTAGGTGAGGGAAAGAATGATAAGATATTAATTGAGTTATTAGATTCACCTGAGCAAGCAGCAGTAATACAACAGCTAGAAAATGAAAGAGAGGGTGAGTTTTTAACTTTATCTAATCTATCAGAAAAGGCTATTATTGTAGCTCATAGAATTACTCCTGGTATTGCTGGTTTAGAAACAGCTGGAAAGTTAGGAAGTAACCAACAAGTAAAAGATGAGTACGACAAGTTTATGAACTCTGTAGTAATTCCTGATTATCAAGAGCCTTTATTAAGAGCTGTTAATAGAATTATCAAAAGAGAAACTAAATGGAATAATATAGAGATTAGTATTTTAAATGTAGCTCCAGTAGGTAACTCAGCTGGNTTAGATATTAATGCAGTTACAACTATTAANGAGGGTAGAGGTATGTTAGGTATGAATCCTTTAGAAGATAATAGAGGAGATTTATTTATTAATGAGAACTCTGTAGGNAATATAGAAACTACGGAAGATAAAGAGGAGGATAAAGATGGCATTTAATACTAATATAATGACCTCAACAGAGGTTAAGAATTTAGCGGTTGATGATTTAGCTTTTGATCAAACATACTTTGATAATTACATAATTACAAGTCAGCGTAAATATGTAAGAAGTGTATTAGGTAAAAAGTTTTACAATGAAATATTAACTCAGATTGAAACAACTACTTTAACGACTGATAACTCAACATTACTAGAAAGCTTTATTAAGCCCATGTTAGCTCATTACATAGTTTATGAGTGCTACTCAAAGGTACATACTCAGCTAACTAATCAGGGAGCTATGAGTAACGACACTGAGTTTACCGATCAAACTAAGAGTTTTGAATATTCACAAAGTAGAGATTTCTACATGAATAAAGCAGACTTTTGGAGAAAAGATATGGTTACTTATATTGATGAGGTAAAAGATAATAATAGTACTAAATACCCTTTATTTAACGAATGTGCAGATACTCCACAGGTTAATAAGAAAGGATTAATTTTTTATAGCTAATGGCAATATTACATAAAAACATAAGTGCAGAGGGTGATATACATAACCCTAAATGGTTTAGCGGTGCTAATAATGGAGATGTAGCATGGAGGAATGAGTTAGGGGTTTTAGAATCTACTGATGAGTTAGTTTTACCAGCAGCTTTAAATTTTGTAGATGGTAGTGCAGCACCACCAACTAGTAATAGTGGTGATATTTATGTGCTATCTAGTGGTGCAAGTGTTAATGCTGGATGGGGTACGGTTGCTTTAGGTGATTGGGTTAGATATGATGGTACTACTTGGAACGTAATTACACCGCAAAAAAGTAGTTTATGTTATAATGAAACTACAGATGCTTTAAACTCTTATGATGGCTCTGCATGGAGTGAGATAGGTGGTGGTACTGATGCCGATGCCGTACACGTTAATGTACCTAGTGAGATTAGTGGAATAACATCTAAAGCTACACCAACATCTAGTGATTTACTAATTATAGAGGATGTTGCTGATGGTAATAATAAGAAAAAAATAACTATAGGAGACTTACCCTCTAGTGGTGGTGCTACTGGTATTATAGGTATAGCTGACGCTTCAGGTTCTTACACATATTATAACACTTTTGCTTTAGCTCTTGCCGCTGCTTCAGGTGGTGATACAATCCAAATTTTTACAGATATTATTGAAACAAGTGATATAACGGTTACGTGTGTAAATAATGTTAATATTAATTTCAACGGGTTTACATACACTTTAAATACTTCAGGCAATTCAAACGCTTTCACATTAGGAGCTGGAGTTACAATGTCTATGTTTAATGGTAGGATTTTAAGAACAGGGGGTGCGGCTTCTTCAGTTACTAGGGTTGCTATTAGAGCTTCGGGCGCTGGAACTTTTAACGCCAATTCAATGACATTTGAAAATGATTTTGGCACAGGTGCGTACTTTGCAAGTTCAACAAGAAGCGTCATAGGGGGTAAATTTTACGGAGCAACAATTGGCTGTTATTTAGTTAGTGCTACACTAGATAATGCCTACGCTAGTGCAGGGTCTTCTTATGGGATGTACTTTGCAAGTGGCAGTTCAGTTAATAATTGTAATGCTTATTCTTTGAGTGGATATGGGATGTATAATAACGGAGGGAGCGCTAGAGACTGTAAAAGTGTCTCAAGCGGTAGTGTTGGTTTTTATCATAACGTAGGAAATAGCTACGGTTGTAAAGGTTATTCAAATGCGAATTACGGTGCTGTAATTGCTGGAAGTTCGGGTGATGTTTCCGATATATTTGGTTATTCTTCTGCTGGTTCGGGGGTTAATTTAGCTCGGTCTGCAAATAATATAGTGGGTGTTTCAACTTCTTCTTATGGTGTGAGGTATTCTTCAGGTAGTGGAAACCAAGTATTTTCAAATGTAACTGCAAGCTCAACATCTGCCTCTGCACTTTATATTTTAAAGAATACTGGTAAGGCTGAATTTAGTAATATAAATATCATTACAACTTGGAACGATGCAAACGCACACGCTGTGACAGTTTCGGGTAGTTCCAATAATATAAGCATAAGTCAAGGAACTTTAAGAGTTGAAAACAGTTCAGCAAATTGCATTTATTCTTCACTAGCTAAAAGTTTATATTTTGTTGGTTTAGCGTTCAC